GATGTTTCAACCCAGACCATTACAGTTAGTGGAACGCCATTTGTAACTAGCGGAAGAAATATATCAGCAGGAGCAATTGGTGGTTCTACAATTACTGCTTCTAGTGATCTCGTTACAACATCTGGAGCAATAAAAACCGGAGCCACTACAAGAATATCTTCTACTGGAGCTTTTACTGGCACCCGCCTTGATGTCGGCACAACCAATATAATCGCCACCGGAGACCTTGTCGTAGAGTCCACCTCAAGCGCCGGTTCGCCTTCTGTAGATATTAAAGGCACCGCGCCCAAAATTGCGGCTATCCGAGTTACTGCATCTCAGGTGGGGGCCGCTTTTCAAGACGTTCCGCCATCGCCGATTGGACGGGCTTCCTTTACATCGGGCACCAACGCCACTGGTCCTGGGACATTCAGATCTTTCGGTGGTGGCATGAGCGCAAAGACTGGCTTTAGTGCAAACAGCATTCTAACCATAAATCCGACTGTAACAGGAAGATCAAACCTAGAAAAAATTGAGCGAATAAATGCTGTTTCAATTGCAATGGAAGGCGCCTCCACCTCGAATGTGATTGCCGTATTTAATGAGGGATTTGGAACCTCAATGAGCAACATCAAACAAATTGGTGGTATACAAAACGCAGATAATAGTTATCAAGATCTGTTGATTAAGGGTAGGGCTAAGAATTATGGAACTCAAACTTTATGGTTGCCTATAGGAAGCTTTTTTGATATAGCTGGAACGGACCCAACAACTTTGGCATCAACAGGAGGCACACTAGACATCACGGCCGCATCGGGCACAGTTACAGCTCCTCATTATGGCTCTCCATATAATTCTAGAATATTTACCGCACCACAAGCCACGGCTTTTAATCCTGCAACCTTTAAGAGCGTTTTTGCTGATATTGTATTTCCAACTTCTTGGGCAGGTCCGGGAAGCAATGTTTCTGTTATAGGAACATATTCGATTGATGGCGCTCCAGACTTTTCTGTTGACACCACACAGCAAACAGAACTGATGTATACTTTACATTGTGTTAAAAATATGGAACCGACTGGAGTGATTACCGGAACCGCAAATTCTCAAACTGTTGCTGAAGGGGTGTGTGTTCAGAGGTTATCAAGCGTTTCTTCATATGGATCCATTAACACGCAATATACTGGTCATGATAATCATGCATCAGCTAATTGTCATGTTAAGGTTCCCACAAGAGTTGCTAGCAATACTGCAACACCTCTTATCAGTAGTTATCCTGCACCAGAACAAGATCCGTCTCAGTATAGGTGGGTATTACGAGTCCACAGAAGAGATATTATTGATTCTATAGGCAATGGTAATTCGCCCGGAAAAGCGAGTAGTGGACTTGAGGCATCTGGATTCACCAGTTCTGTTGCAGCCAAACAATTAAAATCTGGAATTAAATTAATGGGCGTTTCTGTACAATATGAAACTACCCACCTTACCGACACTCCCTTAGGTGACTATAAGGCATTATCATAAATGGCCAGAACACTAAATTTAATTATAGATCAAGGCGCAGATTGGTCGGCTAATCTAGTAGCCAGAACTTTAGATGATTCGTCTATATTAAATCTTGTGGACTATACTAAAGGCACATCACAAATTAGGAAAGCGTATACTTCAATTAATTCAACTGCAAACGTTGTTGTAGACATTCATCAGGCCAACACATCAGGCCTTGTAATATTGTCATTAACAGATTCCGTCACTAAAAATATAGCATCTGGAAGATACCTATATGATGTTAAAATAATACACAATGACTCTAAAAAATTTCGTATATTCGAGGGATTTGTTGATGTTCAGCCAGAAATATCAACAGGCATTGGTTGATGTTCAGCTAGAAATCACAAAATAATAGATAAAGGTATAAAAATGGCAAGTCCTACCACAAAAGCAGAATTGTCTAGCTGGTGCCTTAGAAAATTAGGATCACCAGTAATAGATATTAATGTAGATGAAGATCAAATTGCGGATCGTATTGATGAAGCATTTCAATGGTATTATGATTATCATTATGATGCTGTAGAGAAGGTATATGAAAAATATGAGCTAAATTATTCGATACTAAAATTTGCTACTTCTATGACCACGTTTATGGACGGTATCGTGGCTAATACTAAAATTCCTATGGACGCACCCGTCGAATTTATAGATACAGCAAACCTTACTGGCTTGACGATTATTGATATTCATCCAACTAATCCGAACTGGATATATATTAAATGGGATAAAGATACTGCTATACCTAGGACTGGAAATTGGTTGAATAATGCTGGAGTGCTTTCACCATTAATTTCTGGGTTCTCTTCAGGTCCATTGGATACTGAATATGTAGAAATTCCTGATAATATTATAGGAATTACTAGAATATATAAGCCAACAACAAGCACCCTTGGTATGTGGGATATTAGATACCAAATGCGCTTGAGTGACTTAACTACATTTGGATCATATACGGGTGGATATCAATTGCTTTCATATGAAATGCGAATGAAAAATATAACTTTAATTTCCGAACTTCTTACGGGAGAAATACCGATTCGATATAATCGCCATATGAATAGGTTGTTTGTTGATTGGGATTGGCCAAGCGATGCGGTCCGGAAAGAGTTTATAATCATAGAAGGTGCTAAGATTATAGATCCGGGTACTTATTCGGATACATATAATGATAGGTGGTTAAAGGAATTTGCGACTGCTTTAATCAAAGAGCAATGGGGAATTAATTTGTCTAAATTTGATGGAGTACAGCTTCCGGGAGGCGTTACTTTAAATGGCCGAATTATATTAGAAGACGCAAAGGCCGAAATCGACAAGCTTAAAGAAGAATTGTCTCTTCGCTACGAGCTTCCCGTCGATTTCATGATGGCGTAACTGTTGGGGGAAATAAAAAATGCCTACCAATGTTTATGTTAATAATTTTTCAAATCAGAATGAACAGTCCTTAATTGAAGATTTGATCATAGAGTCTATACAATTTTATGGTACTGATATATATTGGTTGCCTCGCACCCTTGTTGAAAAGGATGCGCTGTATGGGGAAGATAGGCTATCTCAATTTAATTCGGCAATTGGATTTGAAGTGTACATCAAAAATGTGGAAGGTTTTGAGGGAGAGGGTGACTTCCTCTCTAGGTTTGGTTTAGAAATTCGCGATCAGATTACATTCACTACAAGTATACGACGTTTCCGGCAGGTTGCTGGTCCTAGGGATTATGGGAAAGATAGAATACGGCCCAATGAGGGTGATTTGATTTGGTTTCCATTGGCCAGAGAAAGAACAGGCCATATGTTTGAAATTAAATTTGTAGAGCATGAAGCAATGTTTTATCCATTAGGAACTCTTCCTGTTTTTGATCTTAGGTGTGAGTCTTTTGTTTATAGTAATGAGGTTATTTCTACTGGAATTAAAGATATAGATTATCTATATAATATAACAGCACAAGATTATTTAGTTCCAGATGGAACTACTACTACAGAACTTCCTTCTGCTCCTGGGGACGATAATGTTGATATTCAGAATGAAGCAAATACTATCTTAGACACCTCGTCAAATCCATTTGGAGACTTTTAATTATGTTAGGAACTACTTTTTCACATGGTATTATTAGGTCATATGTGGTGGCTTTTGGTACGCTGTTTAATAATATTTCTATTAACAGACCAAGTGAAACTTTCGGATTGAGCCAGACTGTAAGGGTTCCAATTTCTTATGGACCTAAAGAGAGGTGGATGGTTCGATTAACACAAGATCCTGACTTAGATCGAGATGTATCTATAACACTTCCTCGTATAAGTTATGAACTTATGTCAACGGTATATGCTCCAGACCGAAAGCTCAACACCATGCAAAAAATATCTCTACCTTCATTGGTAGATTCAGGAAAATCAATGTCTGGTTTTTCCTCAGTCCCATATGATTTTGCATTTACCCTTAGCATAATGGCAAGAACTAATGCGGATGCATCTGCTATAGTTGAACAAATATTGCCTTTTTTTACTCCAGAATTTACTCTTACTATAAAAAATATGACGGCCGTGGGTGTAGATGTTGATGCGCCGATCATATTAAATAGCATAAATAAAGAGGATTTATGGGAAGGGGCCTTTGATGACCGAAGAGCCATTGTTTGGACGTTAGACTTTACTTTGAAGGGATTATTTTATGGGCCTATTAAAGAATCTAAGATAATTAAAAGAGCATATGTTGATTTTTTCAACGCATCGTCATCGAGCATAATAACAGGAAATGTTAATTCTATAGGAACAGGTCTTACATTAAAACAGTTTCAATTACCAAAAGAAAAGGCGTCTGCTGTCGATAATTTATATCAAGGGGGAAAGGTTACAATTTTAGCTGGGCCTAGTTCAGGAGATGTAAAAAATATTGTAACTTATGACGGAGCCAATCGTCTTGTTACAGTAAGCACAGATTTTTCAGAGACCCCTAACACACTATCAACTTTTAGCTTAGAATATCTAAATCCAATATCTCCAGATTCGGCCTTTTCTGAAGCGGAAATTGCCGGAAGTAAAGTTGTAGCCAGAGTTACTATTGAGCCTGGAGTAGATTCTATAAATTTTCTACCAACGACGAACAGGAGTGCTTCTTTGACTGTAGAAGAAATTACAGCAAATATGGAGTATGGTTATGTTACTACAATACAAAGTGCGAATTCAACAGGAGGAATAACTCCACTTGATTTAGGATTTGTAGATCCTTTTGGGCCTGCGTGAGGTGAATGATGGGTGTTGACAATAAAGATACGATTAGTAAAATAATAGATGATAGCATGGCTCCTCTAAAAAATATTGCTGCCGAAATTAAAAATATAGAGCCCGAGTCTGATGCTATTATTGATACAAAAAATCAAAATGATACTGATGTTGATTATAATTTTATTAGAGGAAATCTAAAAGAGCTTGTAGATAAGGGAAATGATGCTTTGGATGGAATCTTAGAATTGGCTCAAGAAAGTGAACACCCTAGAGCATATGAAGTGGTTGGCCAGTTGATAAAAACTTTGGCTGATGCAAATAAGGATATAATGGATCTTCAAAAAAATGTTAAAAGTGTTAAGGGAATTTCAGGAAAGGGTCCTAATAAGGTTACCAATGCACTTTTTGTGGGAAGTACCCACGATCTACAAAAAATGATAAAACATGAATCTTCTGAGGAATCATAATGGCTATCGCGGGCCAAGTTGAGGTTAAAACTGGGTATTTAGGAAACCCTTTACTCAAAGGAGTTGGACTGAATGTAGAGTGGTCGCCAGAAACAATAGAAGATTATATTAAATGTTCTAAAGATCCTGTATATTTTGTTCAACAATATGTTAAGATTGTTCATTTGGATCGAGGTCTAGTCCCCTTTGATTTGTGGCCATTTCAAAAAAATATGGTGGACACGTTTCATAAAAATAGGTTCACTATTGCCAAACTTCCTAGACAGTCTGGAAAAACAACTACAGTCATTGCATATTTTTTATGGTATATTCTTTTTAATGAAGATGTGACAATTGCGATCTTGGCGAATAAAGGTTCTTTGGCAAGAGAAATTTTAGGAAGACTTCAATTAGCATATGAAAATCTTCCTGGATTTCTTCAGCAAGGAATTAAGGTTTGGAATCGAGGAGACATTCATTTAGAAAATGGTTCTAAAGTAATTGCGGCTTCTACCTCATCAAGTGCAATTCGTGGTGGTTCTTATAACATGATTCTTTTGGACGAATTTGCATTTGTTCCAAAAAATATTGCTGAGGAATTCTTTAGTTCTGTATATCCTACAATTTCTTCTGGTACTACTACTAAAGTTATTATAGTAAGTACCCCAAATGGTATGAATCATTTTTATAAATTGTGGACAGATTCGATTGAAGAACGAAATCATTATGTTCCAATTGAAGTGCATTGGTCTGAAGTTCCAGGAAGAGATGTGAATTGGAAACAAGAAACCATTGCTAATACTAGTAAAGACCAATTTCGTCAAGAATTTGAGTGTGAGTTTGTAGGATCGGTTAATACTTTAATAACACCTGCAAAAATAAGGAATTTAGCATTCGTAACACCAATAGAGGCCCGTAATGGTCTTGATATATATGAATTACCTAAGGAGGATCGAATTTATACCATGGTATGTGATGTTTCGCATGGGGAGGGGTTAGATTATTCTGCATTTTCTGTTATAGATTCAACTGAGTTGCCATATAAACAGGTGGCTAAATATCGTAGTGGTAATATATCCCCGTTGTTGTATCCTAATATAATAATTGATGTTGCCAATAAATATAATGAGGCCTATGTTCTGGTTGAAACTAATGATATAGGGCAGCAGGTAGGAGAAATATTACACGGTGATCTTGAATATGAAAATTTGATGATGTTAACAACAAAAGGTCGTGCTGGTCAAGTGTTGTCTGGTGGTTTTGGGCCTGGAAAATCACACGTTGGAATTAGAACGTCCAAAAAGGTGAAGCAAATTGGATGTCAAAATTTTAAAAATCTAGTAGAAGACGATCAGCTTATCATACAAGATTTTGATACTATTTCTGAAATAACTTCCTTTGTGGCAAAAGGGACTTCATATCAGGCAGAAGCGGGATATCATGATGATCTTGTTATGACATTAGTTCTTTTTAGCTGGGTAGCCCTACAACCATATTTTAAAGAAATGAATGATGTTGATGTTAGAAAAAGGTTATATGACAATAAAATGCGAATGATAGAAGACGATGTGTTGCCATTTGGTTTTACGGATGATGGGGTGACGATAGAAGATAAATATGTAGATAATGATGGGCAAGTATGGCACGTGGTCGATCCATGAGTCCTCTCAAGATGTGATTATTTATAAATATTGTCAGAGTACGCAAGTTTATGCATATAAATTTTCGATTAATCGAGGAGATTTAAGATGGCCACATTTCCAACCGCACCAGGAGTTCATGTTACCGAAAAGGATTTATCTACAATTGTTCCTGCTGTATCAACTACAGACGGGGCCCTGGTAGGTTACTTTAAGTGGGGCCCTGTTGAAGACATAAAATTAATTAATAGTCAGGAAGCTTTAAAAAACGCTTTCGGAAAACCATACCGAAATGCCAACGGAAACTTTTTTTGGTCTGCATCAAACTTCTTGGATTATAGTAATAGAATTCATGTGATGCGGGTTTCTGATGGAACCAATTCGACCTGGGACGGGTCTGCTGCTACTGTTTTAAACAATGCTGATTATGTTACCAAGTTTGACGCAGGATCTATTGCCGTTCCTTATTTTGTTGCAAAATATCCCGGAGCCTATGGCAATTCTATTAAAGTTTCGATGGTTGATGGTACTCAAGGATTTAATCAAAGGGGAACAAAGGTAGTTAGTGCCATCTCTCTTACAGCCGGGGTCACTACAATAAATATGACCAACAAATATAATGGAATTTTGAATGATACCACAACCCATGCTGGTGCTATCTTTTCTGTTGGTGACCTTCTAACGATTGGGGGTCGAGTTGGTTGGGGTCGACGCCGCACAACTCCTGCTCT